CGACCTCTCTCTCTTCCGACGGCGGTTGAATGTTGGCCACCTTCGCCACACGCTCAAATGTTCCAGCAACAGAACTCTCCCTCAAAAACTGGGTTCCTTGGCCCAAACTTTCCATTCATCTCACTCCTTGTAAGTAATCATCATATCCACATGGTGATGGATCTCGTCAATGTCGTCATAGGCAATCTGCCTGTCATTGTCCACGCTTGCAAGCAGCACCTGTAGTTGTCCGGCCATCATGCCTGAGAAACCCTCAACCGCATCTATTACAGCCTTAGCCGTAGCCTCGGCCTGCTTCTGCGTATCTGCCATAGCAGTCACTTGGATGCGCGTCCTTTTGTATGCCACGCCTCCTAAGTCTCGCTGAGGGACCCGGCTGATTGGAGGCTGGATCAAAATCAGGGGCTTTGTCGCCCCTGCCGGAACTCGCCCCTGATAAATCCTGTCGCCCACTATGGCCTTGACTTCATTGTCAGCTGCGAGGTGGGCATATAGTGCTCTTCTCGGTTCAGTCATAGGCCCAACCTCCTTTTCAGCTCGGCTTCAAACGCGTCATATGCTTCGCCGGTTTTTGCATCGAATGCAGGCCTCATAAATGGATGAGGCGGGACATCGCCGACCTTCTTGCCACCGTACCACCTGACGCGCCCGCTACGCTTTACAACGCGTATGCCTCCCACAACTATCGCGTGGCCGGACTCCACAAGCCGACCATACCAGGCCTCCTCGCCAGGACCTATGTGGATATCTACCCGGCTCTTGGTCTGCTTCTTGACCTCCTTCTCGATGTTTTCGGCAAGCGTCCCTGTTTTGTGAGGTGCCAAGGCCTCGACTTCAGCGCGGATGACTTCAGCCCCAGCAAGAGCGCATTCGCGCATGTGCTCCCTGGCAACCTCTTCAGCAAGCATTTGCAGCTTCCGAGCAATCTTATCTCCGCCTTCGACCTTCATCCGCACCTTCATGACTGCCTCACCGCCCGGAGCTTGATCCACATGCCGTCATCCCGGAGATGGTCGATCTGCTTGATGTCGTAGATATCGCCTGCATAGTCCAGCCTGTGAGTGTCGGTTTTCAGCTCGTCCAGAAATGCCACATAGCGAATGCCGAACTCAATGGTCTGCTCCTGGCCGACGGCTAGGGCGGCGTAGTAATCCCGCCCCCATAAGCTGCTTCTCTCAGCCCAGACGGTTTTCCAATCGACCCAAGAGGTTGTGGTGTCCCCACCCGCGTCTTTCGTTGTCTCTTTCCGCTGGATCACGATCTTGCGCCTACGGACCCTGCCGAGGTCTTTCATGACTTCAGCCTTAGACTTCATCGGGCACCACCTCGGCCATGGCCTTTATGCCTTCCTGTAGCTGCAGGCGCAGGAGTTCTTTGGCAAAGTTCTCCTCGAAATACTCCGATGCGTTATTGTAGACGTACCGGCAATAGTCCAGCAGCAAGGCCTTGGGCTGTCCGTCGGTCTCATAATCCAGCTCCGCGCCTGTCAGATCATTGAGATACGCCTGCCCTCGGTCGATGATCCCTTGGATGTGAGAGTCCTCATCGTTCCAAGCGATTTTTAGATAGTTTTTGACTGCTTGCAGCATGGCGTATCACCTGCCTTTCAAACAACGTAAGCCCCACCAAGTAGATGGGGCTTACGCGCATTGGTCGTTTGGTCGTCCTATTCGCTCTTGGTCACAGTGACAGTGTAGGTCTCACTCTCGGTGCCGCTCGTCACAGTGATCTCGACGGTGTTCTCGCCAACATCCCATGTCGCAGACGTGCCGTTTTCGTGATCGGCATCGTTGACCTTGATGGCGATGGTGGCTTCCCCGTCCTTGGCAACCGCAGTGATCTTGTTGGTCGCGTCAGTGGTGGTGGCTGTGTAGACCATCACCGACTTGTTGAACGCCGGCACCAGATCCAAGCTGCCAATCGTCAGGCTCGCCAGCCGTGCGTCGTAGACAGGGTACACGCTCAGCGGGTCGTTGGTGACCGCGACGTCACCAGCCACGCTCAACGGGTCGTTGGTGATATGCACGTCAGGCACCGCAGGCACCAAGTTCTCGATGTCGAGCACGAGGAACGAGGTGTTGTCCATCGGGCGGCCGGTGCCGTAGAGTTTGATGAGGTATGTCCGTTCGTCCTCGAGGAAGCGATACTCGTCGCTATACTCGATGCGCCCGCCCTTGCCAGCGCCCATCGCCATGATGTACCGCTTGCCTAGGCCGAGGATGGCCGTGCCCTGCTCCACATAGGCCGATTGTACGATCTTCGTCGGCAACGGCAGGATGTCCCGTACCCACGATCCGTCAGGCCTCTGGAAAGCGGTCGCCGGCATCACCTTGTTGAGGTAGTCCACTGGATTGACGATCATGAGTAGTTGCGTCACCGGGCGATTGAGTCCATTCGGTCCTACCGCGAGCCGCGACGCCAGGGCGCCGTAGGCAGCCGGAGTGAACTGCGTCACAGGGATCGGTGCCTTTGGTGCGTATCCCGTGGTATTGTCGAACACTTCCAGATTGCGATCCATGCCAACCGGTTCGTAGATTCGGTTGTCGGGGTCCATGGCTGCCTCGGCCAGTCCACGCCCACTGATGATACCCTGCTCTAGCCCATTTGCGATGGCCTCGGCCAGGATGGTGCGGACGTAGCGGTCGAGCCAAGCTGGCCCGAGGTCTAACATCGCCTTGCAGACCGGCACGAAAGCAGACAGTTTGGTCTGTTCGAGGTTTAGGTAGTTGAACTGAGCTGCCAACTGCTTCTTGATCTCGCTGCAGAGTGGGCCCCACCATGCCAGGAATCGTCCATCCATGGTGGAGTAAAGCCACTTGATTAGCGCAGACGCGTTGTCGAACCTGATCTCCGATAGGAGCGGGTGCTCCTCAGTGATGTCGTCGAATACAGTGTTGACAACCGTTTCGGGCAGTACCGCATCGAAACCGCTGAGTGCCTGCTTGGGGTTGTCAGACTTCATGGCCTCGATCAACTTCTGGTAGTAGGTGTGTTCATTGCTGGTCAAAACCCTCACGCCACGTCCGGCCAGGATCTGGTTGTCCGATGCTGCTACAAGGCCTTTGGCTTCAGCCAACACGGCCTCCTGCAGCATGTCGGTGTACTCAACAAAGGCCTTCGCAAAGGCCTCTTCGTCGCCATCTTTCATGGCCTGGTTGATCTTCGCAACAATCTCATTCTTCTGCTTTACCAGCAGATCCATGTTCTTCACAGTTAATCCCCCTTCACGGCAAATAGTGCCGCCATTAGATTTTTGAGCTTGCTTTCTTTCTGTTCCGGCATTGCGGGCGCTGGCTCGGGTTCAGGCTCTGACACCGCTACTTCCTTCGCCTTAGCAATAAGGTCCCATAGCTGTAATACATTCTCCGTTGTTTGATACGTCATGATTGCTTTAACCATTTGCATCCGCAAGCGCAAGGTTGCAGCAGCCTTATCCGTTGCTGCAGGATTCACCACTGCTGTCGCAAATCCCATCTCAAGCGCATCGGCAGCTGAGATCCACGTTTCCGCATCCATCATGGCCTTCAACTCTTCTTCGCTGATGCTGATGTGGTTCATGTATGCCTGGATTGTTGCAGCGTTAATGGTCTCTAAGTCGTCCGCGTATTTTCTTAGCTCGTTCTGGTCTCCCCAGGTGAGCATCCACGCGTTGTGAATCATTAGCAAAGACGCATTTGACATGATTCGCTCATCACCGGCCATGAACACTACGCTTGCAGCAGAGCAAGCAAACCCCTCGCAATAAGTCTTGACTTTCGCCTTGTGTCGGCGCAGCACGTTGTAGATAGCGAGCCCCTCGGCCACCTCTCCGCCGTATGAGTTGATGTAGACGTTGATAATATCAACATCTAGCCCCTCAATCTCCTTTGCCAGCGTGTAACTCGACACATCGCTTTCCGACCATTCCCACGACACAATATCGCCAAAAATGTAAATCGACGCTTCCTTGTCCTTCACGGCTAATGCGTAATATTTCTTAATCCTCACCACCCCCTTCAAATGCTACTTCAATCGGCTCGTAGTTGCGTGTCATCCACCGCGCCCTGCTCCACTCGGTGTTAAGCGGCTCCATACCCATAGCCATCAAACAGTCATCAATGCTATAGGCGCCACACCTGATCAGCACGTCCAGAGCATTGGCAATGTCTTTGATGTCAACAGCCCTGATATGGCTAGTGTCAAGCGTCATGTATGTGCGCTCCAAATACGCCCTCTTGCCATACATCTTCCTGTTGATTTCGTCCGTTAACAGCTCGGCGAGTGGATTAACG